CTAAAATAGGTATTCTTTTATTCTGTAAAAATCGGATATTTTCTCAAGCGCTGATGTAGGAATGGTTTTTTTGTTTATACTCAAACCTGTTTGTGTATTTTTTAGTTCTGCGATAATGTATTCATCATCAATATAATCCTCTCTCTCTCCAATGAAGTTTATTATGAATTCTTTTGCTTTTAAAGCTTTTGTGATGTGATATTTTTCATTGAATAGAATATACACTTTGAAAATAGAATTGATGTGCTCATTAAAAATCGGCATTATTGGGAAAGATTCATCCATCTGTGTCAGGTCAGTCTTTACCCGACGCCCCCACTTCGAAAATCCACGAATCAATTCATCTCTCATGAAATATACGATTAACTCTACAATTAATTTTCTGTTAATCAATATGGAACCCTAAAAGAGCACACTTGATCTGTATCATATCGGCTTAAGTCGCCAAGAATAGCCCCATCTTAATCAATATAATAAGTTTTTTATTCCCCTCTGATCCTGCATACCACCAATGTCCGTTCCTGGCACTTAGCAGCCCTAGAGACAGTGGCGTAAAGTCATGGAGGAGCGGTGGGAGGAGGTGCAAATCCTCTCATACAAAAAATACGTAAAATCGATAACGGCTTGACATAATTCAATACTAGCACTATCGGAAGTTCACCAGCCAGTCGCAGCTGACTATTGTATACGACATGTCTGCAGCTTCAATACCCGATAGTGCCATCTACAATGATTTAGCAGCGCTTGGATAAAAAAACAGCAGCAACAGTGTGCTAACAATCTCGACAAAACACCGACGCAATGGAGAACAGACAAAAGAGAATATCCAATGAAGCCGTAGCACGTCAGCATTCAAAAGCGGGATTTCTCGTTTTTACTTCACCAGCAACAAATACACTGTATCATGACTACATAAAAATGATTATTCTGACTCAGATGAATTTCTTACTCTTGTGGAATGTCACTTATAGGTAAACAATGAAATCCGAAACGCTAACCATCCAGCAACTTTTCCAAAATCAACGACAATATCGTGTTCCATTCTATCAACGTGCCTACGTATGGACGCAACAAAACCAATGGTCAGCTTTGCTGGAGGATATCTTCGAAAAAGCACATAGCCGACTTTTGGGAACAAAACCAACTCCCCATTTCCTTGGCGCGGTGGTGCTGGAACCTCAACTCAAAAACAGCTTGTTAGGTGTAGATACCATACATATTATTGACGGCCAGCAACGTTTAACCACTCTTCAATATATTCTGGCATCCATTCGATTATCATTGCGTGCTACAGGCCTTTCTGATTTGGAAGGGTTAGTATTGACTTGCTTGAAAAATACAAACGAAGCAACTATGCGAAATAAAAAGGTAGAATGCTTCAAACTGTGGCCAACTTTTCGAGACCAAACTCATTTTATTCAAAGTTTTAATGTTGAAAACATTGACGATCTCCGTGATGTATTTTCTGATAGCTTCACGCAACATGGTACGTTACGTAAACATTTCAACCACCCGCCGTCACTAGAGGCATTATGGTTTTTTACTGAAGCCTTTATAAAATGGATTAAAATAGAAAAGTACTCACCACATGAAAATGCTGTAGCACTAATTGAGGCTGTCTTGACGGATCTGAAACTGGTAAGCATATTTCTCGAAGCTGAAGATGATGCCCAAATAATTTTTGAAACATTAAATGGCCGAGGGGCGGAACTTCATGCCACGGATCTTATTCGCAACTACATCTTTATGTGCGCTGAGCATGAAAATATTAATGCTATTGAATTATATGAAAATGAGTGGAAGAGCTTTGAAGATACATACTGGTCGGAAAGGCAACGCCGTGGACGTATTAATAAACCACGCATGGAGTGGCTAGTGCATGCGACATTGCAATCAGAAAGGCAACGTGAAATTGATCTGTCTCGTCTTTACAATGAGTATCGTGATTATGTAAGTAAGGACTTGCCTTCACAACGAGCTGATCTGCAAGTAAAGCGCCTCAAACAATATGCATCACAATATAAAGAATTGGTTGGTGGTTTTGGCACAACCCCCATCTCACACTTTGGACATCGCATCGCAGCCTATGATGTGACGACACTTTATCCGCTTGCTTTGTTCATTTCGATAGCTAACATCGCCGATGGTGAGAAAGCAGCCATGTATAATGATCTTGTCTCCTACGTAGTACGAAGAGCCGTATGTGGCCTGACGCCAAAGAATTACAACAATGTATTTATGAATGTATTGCGGCACTTGTCTAAAACGGAAATTTCCAGTGTTGAGTTACGTAATATCCTCAATAGCTTAAATGGCGAAGCCTCACGTTGGCCTGGTGACTCAGAATTTCTCAATGCTTGCATCAATGCTCCACTTTATCCTGGCAGGCTCGACGCACCGAAAATGCGCTCAATGTTAACGGAACTTGAAAGAGAACTTTGTCGCCAAGTGAAGACAGAGAAGCCTGATGTTCCAAATCTTTCCAATCTCGATATCGATCATCTTATGCCTCAAAGTTGGTATTCCTGTTGGCCTCTCGAAAATGGTCATATGGTGACAAATTCAGATGCAACGGTATTGAACCAAATTGTTCTGTCTGGAACAGATCTTACCCCTGAACAGCTACTGGTAAGGAAACGGCAACAAGCGATAGCTACGTTGGGAAATCTAACTTTGCTTAACCTTAGCGTAAACCGTTCTGTTCAGAATGCTGTATTTCTGAAAAAACGTGATGCTCTCATCGTCCACACCAATCTACGACTGAACATACCACTTATACTTAAGGATAAATGGGATGAAGGTGAAATCCTGGAGCGGGGTAAAAAGTTGGGGGAAATTGCATTGAAAGTATGGCCAAAACACGATTAATGCAATTAATAAAATGATTATAGCGGCCTTACATTAGTAAGGCCACAACTCACTATTAAATCCTTTAATTTGCATCAAGAACAGCAGTGTCAGCCCTAGGCTCTCGGACTTTGTACCGCTTATCTTATCTTCAAAAATCAGCTCGCATCCTGCACAGTTCAGCGCATTACGTTGTAGATCTGTGTTCTGGTCATTTGTTGACACACGTACATAGCCAATAAGCATGGTAGATCTCCCTGACAAAAGCAGGAATGATGCCATTTGCTCGTTATTTCTGCATTTTCATAAACGTTGGTTTGGGAGAAGCGGCAAAGAGGAATGTGGGGACAGGAGAAAATCAGGTACCGGATATAAACAGCTTTGGTAACTCATTGACCGCCAATGGATACCAGAAATTACCTGGGGGGATGATTATTCAATGGGGGAGTTTTTCTGTCTCACCAACCGGAGGAAGTGTTGGAACAGTTGATATAACATTACCTGTAGCTTTCCCTGCTGCTTGTCGTTCGGTAAACGCTCTTATTTCAACTAATGATCCTTCTGCCCGTTCTGTGGGCTTTGATATTGGAAGTACCAACAGAACTAAAATCAGATTTACTTACACTTCTGCTACAACAAATTCAATTTACTGGATGGCTGTGGGGTATTAACTATGGAAAAGACATATTATTTTAATCCCTCTGATTCGGGATTTTATATTTCACCAGATAGCCAAACCATTCCTGAGAACGCTACGAAAATAAACTTTACTATTTATTCTGAGTTCGCAGGAGTTGCATGGCCTGATGGTAAAATACTTGGTTCAGATAAAAATGGTTTTCCAGCATGGCAGGATGCGCCACCACTTACCAGCGAAGAATTAATCTCAATCGCTGAATCAAATAAACAGCGATTAGTTAATCAGGCCAACGAATACATGAACAGTAAACAATGGCCTGGTAAAGCGGCGATTGGTCGTCTGAAAGGTGAGGAACTGGCGCAATATAATTTGTGGCTGGATTATCTGGACGCACTGGAACTGGTCGATACTTCCAGTGCGCCAGATATTGAATGGCCTACGCCTCCGGCAGTTCAGGCCAGATGACATCCGGTGCGGTGCTGGTATCTGTTGCCGTCACCGCGTCAATGTAATCCAGCGCAGCGTTAAGTCGGGCGGTTTCTGCCTGCGTCAGGTTCCGTCCGGCCTGTAATTTCAGTTGAATCAGACTGATAGAAGCCATTGCTGTATCAATCAGCGACTGGCGCTGTGCTTCTGCTGCATCTACTACGGCGCTATGCTGTGCCTCGGTATCCGTCACCCATTTCTCACCATCCCATTTATCGTATGGCGTTAACGGGGCGATAGTGGTTGTATTATCAGGGTAATCACCCGGTGCTGTGATTTCTTTTGATTCTCCTGTTTCGGTGCTAAAGACAATTTCACCGCGATGGTCTGGTACATATTCCCATGAGTTAAAATCTGCAGAGCGGCAGATTGCATAACCAGCTTTGTAGGTGCCTGGAGCATCTAAACAGGAATATGCCGGAATGCCGACACCAACAGCAAGATATTCAGTTGAAGCTGAAATATACTCCCGACTCATGACGTCAAAGTTATAAACAGTAATTTCTCCTGCCATAGTGGCAATTAATTCACTGTTTAATTCTGCGTTATTCATTATGCAGCCCTCACAATATAGTTAAAAGCGACATTTCGTGGGCGTGTTTCATTCGCACCTGCAGGTTTAGTCGTTGCCGCAACAACACCACCCTCTGTAATAGCCGGGTTCCAGCCCAGCAGGGCCTTAAAGAGCATCTGCCGGACATCGTCCACCACATCATACGAGGCAAACTGACCGCGCTCATCACGCCCGTTACTCAGTATGACAACCACGGAGAAGCCCTCTTTCAGCTCCTGCCAGTAGTCGGTCTGGCTTTTGTTTTCTCCCGGAGAGTCATCACCCGGTACCCTGGCGACGCGCCTTACGCGTTAACCAGCCTTCTGCTTCCAGCCGTGCGATAGCCGTTCTGACGGTACTCATCCCCGCGCCAATCTGGCGGGCAATGGTTTCAATTGATGGCCAGCACACACCTTCGTCATTACTGAAATCAGCCAAGCGGGCCATAATTGCCACGCTGGATAATTTCATGCCTGACGCTGCGCAACCATCCCATACATAGCCGGTTAATTTAGTGCTCATGACCGACCTCTATTTCCCTGAATTTACGACGAAACTGTTCGAGCGGGCTGAAGCACTCATGCTCATAGCCTTCACGGAGGTAGATAACCCGTTGTGTTTCCGGCTCCCAACGAATGACTCTGACGGGCACTCCGTAGTGATCTTTGAACCAGCGGTTAACTTGTCGCAAAGGACTGCCTCCTTCTGCCGGTTGAAATCCCCCACAGCCCACTCTGCAAAGCTGTGGGTTACAATTTCCCTGTCACCTGGTACATTCACTGCATAGCAATACTCCACCTTCGCTTTTCCACCCGGTACAGGAAGCGCAATAAGTTGCGAGCGACGGTAGTGTGTTGTTAAACTGTTCATGCGTTAGTTTCTCCACAGTCACGACACGCCACGGCGCCCGGAGCTGCACACTCGCGGGCGTCATTACTTTCTGAAATGCAAAAAATTTTGTAGACCAGTGCTGCATGCTCCTGCAGCTTCGAAATTGAGAGGTACAACTCGTCGTTAATTGCTGTCTTCTCATGCGGTTCCACTACACCGTCTTCAATTGCTGAACGAATCTGTTTTGAATAACTGCCGATCTGTTCAATGACCTCCAGCAGGCGTTGGTTGATATCGGCGTTGTCCACATCCTCGACGTCAGGAAGAGACACAAAGACGCCATTTGCAGACTGCGCCACAGCATCAGCAATGAAGTGAGTGCCACCAGCACGCTGTAAAACCATTGCCCATCCCAGCGGGAAAATCTGATCGCCATCTGCACGAAGGCGGTTGAATAAAGCATTTTCTGTTACATCGAGCCAGTCAGCCGCTTCAGCGTAACCACCCGGCAACGCCGCGATAGTTTTTCTGACAGCTTTCACGTACCACTCAGGCTGTTTTTCTATTTTCCAGTGATGCTTACCCACGATTAGCCTCATCGTTCTGTGGTTAAAAATTGAAAGTGTTCTGCTAATCTTTCGGATAGATATCCGGTCTTAAGTCAGATTTCGTAATTGCACCTGACGTGCATTGCTCAAGTTTTTTAGCCAGCACAAAACTGGCTTTTTTATAGCCATTGAAAACCAGCCGTAAGTAGCCAGGTGTTGAGCCAACTTTTCCGGCCAACTCGCCCTGCTGTTCTTTGGTTAAAGAGTCCCAATACGCTTTCATACAATATGTACCTCCGGTGTACATATTACATGATTGAAATGAACCTTCAAGATACTTGTACCTTAACGGTACAAGGGTTTTAATTTCGTTATGAAAACAATCCATGACATCCGGCGGTCTAACGCCAGAAAACTGAGAGATGGTGTTGGCGGGAATTCTTCCTTTGCCACTATGATTGATCGCGAGCCAACCCAGACCAGCAGGTTTATGGGAGATGGTGCTACTAAAAATATCGGTGACAGCATGGCACGACACATCGAAAAATGTTTCGACCTGCCTGTCGGATGGCTCGATCAAGAACACCAGACAACGAACATCACAAAAAAACCTGATGTTTCAATCACTAATAAACAAATCACATTAGTCCCTGTCATATCATGGGTACAGGCCGGAGCATGGAAAGAAGTTGGATATTCTGAGGTTGATTTGAGCACAGCAGAAACGTATCCCTGCCCTGTACCCTGTGGGGAAATGACTTATATCTTGCGGGTGATAGGTGATTCAATGATTGATGAGTACCGCCCGGGAGACATGATTTTTGTCGATCCTGAAGTACCTGCCTGCCACGGTGACGACGTTATTGCATTGATGCACGATACAGGTGAAACCACCTTCAAAAGGTTGATAGAAGATGGGACACAGCGTTATCTCAAAGCGTTAAACCCAAACTGGCCTGAGCCTTACATTAAGATCAACGGTAATTGCTCTATAATTGGTACAGTGATTTTCTCAGGAAAACCAAGAAGATACAAAATCAAAGCCTAATCAATGTTTATGAACCTGCTTCGGCAGGTTTTTTTATACTTGATAATGTACCTTTGAGATACATAATGTACCCAAGCGAAACAACAAACAGGCAGGACGCCCACGAAGTAGCCGCCTGGGGCATATGAAGTCCAGGATGATTCGTTAGCAACAAAAAAGCGCCCTACAGGACGCTTAGCTCTTTAACAATCTGGTCCCCATCAACAAGTAACTGATAACTTGAGGAGATGTGAAATGCACAAAACAGAACCCAAAATCGTCGCGCCTGGCTACACAGATGAGGAAATTTACGAGTGGATGGCAAAGAAGCTGGCAGCTATAAACCAGCTTCGTGAAGTGCTGTCTTATCGACAGGAAACAATAGACTCCTTAAAAAAACTGGATCAGGAAATCACGGTTTTATCACAGGATGTTACTTTAGATATTGTGCAGACAAATTAGGATCCCATTCATTTTCGTCAAAATCATCAAAGTGATGAATTTGTGATCTCCAGTCTCGATAATCTAAAAATTTCTGGGCGGTTACGCTTATTTTATCAAGTGTGAGTTCATCCTGAATTGAAAGAAGAAGTTCATCAAATTTCATCTCATTAATCTGTTTTGGCATCCAGTGATGCTTCATCAGAATAAGGTGAACCAGAGCCTTTTTCCCATTCAACTGATTATAGGGAGTGCCGAATTTCTTCCGGTGCTCATGTAAGACAAGGTCCAGAAGAGTAAGTAATGTTGCCCTTGATTCCACTTTGCTTATTTCGACTGATGACACTACCCCACTGATTTCAATGCCCCGATACTTTCCAACATTTTCACAGTGGGATTTGTACAGCGTGTAGATATTACCGGACATTTCTTTTCCTTTTGCGTTGTTGGGGATAACCAGATTAACCGAATCCTTGTTGTTGGGGAATAACCAGGTCCACCTCGCCTGATGTGGCTAAAAGCAGGCACATAACAGCTAAGTATTTTTAACCAGAGAGAATCCTTAGCGTTGTGGTGAATGCGGCTCAGCGCACGCGGGTTAAGGTTGAGGCTGACAGTCGACCTTCTGTGGATACCCACCCGTCTGGTGTGCAACCTTCGCCAGGCACCGGGAGGCACCCGGCACCACAACTTTATGCTGTGTGTAGTCCTGGAGGTACCAGTTTGTACCCTTGCTTCCGGCTGGTACCGTCCTTTTTACAAAACAGAGAAGAGCATCACCGGACGACGGGCTCATAACCCAATCCATCCGGGCGGCTGCCACCGCAGGTGTTCTTCTCTGTTTTGTGGAGAAACTAATCGGCCTTGCAGGGTCGATATGATGAGGAGCAGCAAAATGGCTAGCGAACGCAGTACTGATGTGCAGGCATTTATCGGGGAGCTGGACGGCGGCGTATTTGAAACCAAAATCGGCGCAGTTCTCAGTGAAGTCGCTTCCGGTGTGATGAACACGAAAACCAAAGGTAAGGTCTCACTCAACCTGGAAATCGAACCATTTGATGAGAACCGTGTGAAAATCAAACACAAACTCTCATATGTTCGCCCGACTAACCGCGGGAAAATTTCCGAAGAAGACACCACCGAAACGCCGATGTATGTCAATCGCGGTGGTCGCCTGACTATTCTGCAGGAAGACCAGGGACAGTTACTGACTCTTGCCGGTGAACCTGACGGAAAACTCCGCGCAGCAGGTCGTTAATATCGTTTTTAATTAACTGATTATTTATCTCATCACTGAATATCTTTATATAGTGAGGACTTATTATGTCTCAGAACTTAGACGCAACCTCAATTAATCAAATCCATGCCCTTATTTCTGCTCAGGGTGTTAATGAAATTATCAGTAAGATTGGTGCCGATGCTGTGGCATTGCCTGAGAATTTCCGCATTCATGATCTGGAAAAATTTAATTTAAATCGCTTCCGTTTCCGTGGTGCGCTTTCCACTGCCAGCATCGATGACTTTACCCGTTATTCTAAAGATCTTGCAGATGAAGGCACCCGCTGCTTTATCGATGCTGATAATATGCGTGCCGTCAGTGTGCTTAACCTGGGTACTATTGATGAACCAGGTCACGCAGATAACACCGCCACACTCAAACTGAAAAAGACAGCACCGTTCTCTGCTCTGTTGTCTGTTAACGGCGAGCGTAACTCCCAGAAGTCACTGGCAGAATGGATTGAAGACTGGGCCGACTATCTTGTGGGCTTTGATGCTAATGGTGACGCTATTCAGGCAACAAAAGCGGCTGCGGCTGTCCGTAAAATCACGATTGAAGCAAACCAGACCGCTGATTTTGAAGATAATGACTTCAGCGGCAAACGCTCCCTGATGGAGTCTGTCGAAGCGAAGATCAAAGACATTATGCCAGTGGCATTTGAATTTAAATGCGTTCCGTTTGAAGGTCTGAAAGAACGTCCGTTTAAATTACGCCTCAGTATTATCACTGGCGATCGTCCTGTACTGGTTCTGCGCATTATTCAGCTGGAGGCGGTGCAGGAAGAAATGGCTAACGAATTTCGTGATCTGCTTGTTGAGAAATTCAAGGACAGCAAAGTAGAAACCTTTATTGGTACTTTCACCGCCTGATTTCATTACTGCAAATGCCCCTGCGGGGGCATTTATGGAAACGTAATTTACTCAATAATCGCCGGATGGTGAGGGATTCTTTTTACCAGAATTCAGCGCGGTGCAGCGCATATACGTGGAGAACAAAATGTCATTTATTAAAACTTTTTCCGGGAAGCATTTTTATTATGACAGGATAAATAAAGACGACATCGATATTAACGATATCGCGGTTTCCCTTTCAAATATCTGTCGCTTTGCCGGTCATCTTTCGCACTTCTACAGCGTCGCCCAACATGCGGTTCTTTGCAGCCAGTTGGTGCCGCAGGAATTTGCTTTTGAAGCGTTAATGCATGATGCAACAGAAGCGTATTGCCAGGACATTCCCGCACCACTGAAACGCCTTCTTCCTGACTATAAACAAATGGAAGAAAAAATAGACGCCGTAATCCGTGAGAAATACGGGTTACCCCCAGTTATGAGTACGCCCGTGAAATATGCCGATCTCATCATGCTGGCAACCGAACGCCGCGATCTCGGGCTTGATGATGGCTCTTTCTGGCCTGTACTGGAAGGTATCCCGGCAACAGAGATGTTCAACGTGATTCCACTGGCACCGGGCCATGCCTACGGGATGTTTATGGAACGCTTTAACGAGTTATCGGAGTTACGCAAATGCGCATGAATGTTTTCGAAATGGAAGGGTTTCTTCGTGGGAGATGTGTACCGCGAGATCTGAAAGTAAATGAAACAGATGCTGAATACCTGGTGCGTAAATTCGATGCGCTTGAAGCTAAATGTGCAGCACAGGAAAACAAAGTAATACCAGTGTCAACTGAACTGCCACCAGCAAATGAAAGTGTTTTGTTATTCGATGCTAACGGAGAAGGCTGGCTAATTGGCTGGCGTTCTCTCTGGTACACCTGGGGACAAAAAGAAACCGGAGAATGGCAGTGGACATTTCAGGTCGGGGACCTTGAAAACGTCAATATCACTCACTGGGCAGTAATGCCAAAAGCACCGGAGGCTGGAGCATAATGACCACTTTTACCGACAAAGAACTGATTAAAGAAATTAAAGAGCGTATCAGCAGCCTTGACGTGCGAGACGATATTGAGCGCCGTGCTTATGAAATCGCACTCCTATCTCTGGAAGTAGAACCAGATGAACGCGAAGCTTATGAATTATTCATGGAAAAGCGTTTCGGTGACTTAGTAGATCGTCGGAGAGCAAAAAACGGCGATAACGAATACATGGCATGGGATATGACTCTCGGTTGGATCGTCTGGCAGCAACGAGCTGGTATCCATTTTTCAACAATGTCACAGCAAGAGGTGAAATAATGGAGCCATACAGCCTCACACTCGATGAGGCCTGTCATTTTCTCAAGATATCCAGACCGACTGCCATTAACTGGATACGCACAGGGCGTCTTCAGGCAACACGCAAAGATCCCACTAAGAATAAATCTCCTTACCTCACAACACGACAAGCCTGCATTGCGGCTCTTCAGTCTCCGCTGCATACTGTCCAGGTGAGCGCGGGTGATGGCATAACAGAGGAAAGAAAATGTCACTCTTCCGCAGAGGTGAAATATGGTACGCCAGTTTCACATTGCCGAACGGTAAAAGATTTAAACAGTCTCTTGGAACAAAGGACAAAAGGCAGGCGACAGAACTCCATGACAAGCTAAAGGCTGAAGCATGGCGGGTCAGCAAACTTGGTGAAATACCTGATATAACGTTCGAGGAAGCGTGTGTCAGGTGGCTTGAAGAGAAAGCACATAAAAAATCACTGGACGATGACAAAAGCCGGATCGGATTCTGGCTTCAACATTTCGCAGGAATGCAACTAAGAGACATTACTGAATCAAAAATTTATTCAGCAATGCAGAAAATGACGAACCGGCGTCATGAGGAAAACTGGAAACTCAGGGCAGAAGCATGCAGAAAAAAAGGGAAACCTGTTCCAGAATACACGCCAAAACCAGCGTCCGTTGCAACGAAGGCTACGCATCTTTCATTTATAAAGGCCCTACTAAGAGCCGCAGAGCGTGAATGGAAAATGCTGGATAAGGCACCAATTATTAAAGTGCCTCAACCAAAGAATAAACGGATCCGCTGGCTGGAGCCCCATGAAGCACAAAGGCTGATTGATGAATGTCCGGAGCCATTAAAGTCTGTTGTTGAATTTGCACTGGCAACAGGCTTAAGACGCTCGAACATCATCAACCTTGAATGGCAACAAATAGATATGCAGCGCCGGGTGGCATGGATAAACCCGGAAGAGAGTAAATCAAACCGCGCAATTGGCGTTGCGCTGAATGATACTGCATGTCGCGTATTGAAAAAACAAATCGGGAATCATCACCGTTGGGTATTTGTGTACAAGGAAAGCTGTACCAAACCAGACGGAACGAAAGCGCCAACAGTAAGGAAGATGCGGTATGACGCAAACACAGCCTGGAAAGCGGCGCTGAGACGGGCTGGTATTGATGATTTCAGATTTCACGACTTGAGACACACCTGGGCAAGTTGGCTGGTTCAAGCCGGAGTCCCGTTGTCAGTTTTACAGGAAATGGGAGGCTGGGAGTCTATCGAAATGGTTCGTCGATATGCTCACCTTGCACCTAATCACCTTACCGAACACGCACGGCAAATAGACTCGATCCTGAACCCATCGGTCCCAAATTTGTCCCAGTCAAAAAATAAGGAAGGTACTAATGATGTATAACTTATTGATTTTAATGGTGCCGATAATAGGAGTCGAACCTACGACCTTCGCATTACGAATGCGCTGCTCTACCAACTGAGCTATATCGGCCCTGAAAGGACATGTTCACGAACGTGAATCACGGTGGACAAGGTTAAAACTAACCGGGCGATGCGTCAATGGCCTTGTGAATCAAATGGCTACTTTTGCATCACCCGGTTTTATTTACGCACGAATGGTGTAATCACCAATGCCGATCCACTTGTAAGTGGTCAGTGCTTCCAGCCCCATTGGGCCACGCGCGTGGAGTTTTTGTGTGCTTACCGCCACTTCCGCACCCAGACCAAACTGGCCGCCGTCGGTAAAACGCGTAGAGGCGTTAACGTAAACAGCGGACGAATCCACTTCGTTAACAAAACGCTGGGCGTTGCGCATATCGCGGGTCAGGATCGCATCGGAGTGTTGTGTGCCGTGTTCACGAATATGGGCGATGGCATCGTCAAGATCGCTGACGATTTTAACGTTCAAATCTAATGACAGAAATTCATCGTCATACTCTTCGGCTTTAACCGCCACCACCTTCGCAGGGCCTGTCTGCAACTGCGCCAGCGCAGCTGCATCTGCGTGTAATGTCACGCCGCTTTCCGCCATTTGTTTGCTTAATGCGGGCAGGAAGCTATCGGCGATGTTTTTATTCACCAGCAACGTTTCTACCGTATTACATGTGCTCGGTCGCTGAGTTTTCGCGTTGACGATCACTTTTAATGCTTCAGCGATCTCTGCGCTTTCATCAACGTAAATATGGCATACGCCTATACCACCTGTGATCACCGGGATTGTCGACTGTTCGCGGCACAGTTTATGCAAACCAGCCCCGCCGCGCGGGATCAGCATGTCGATGTATTTATCCATACGCAGCATTTCACTGACCAGCGCACGGTCAGGATTATCAATCGCCTGCACGGCACCCGCCGGTAAGCCACAGGATTTCAGGGCGTCCTGAATCACCGCCACCGTTGCCGCGTTAGTGCGACAGGTTTCTTTGCCACCACGCAGGATCACCGCATTACCGGTTTTCAGGCACAGCGAAGCGACATCAACCGTCACGTTCGGGCGCGCTTCATAAATCACGCCAATCACCCCCAGCGGCACGCGACGACGCTCAAGACGCAGGCCGCTGTCCAGTACGCTGCCATCGATTACCTGCCCCACCGGATCGGCGAGGTTACACACCTGGCGCACATCATCGGCAATGCCTTTCAGCCGTGCGGGCGTCAGTGCCAGACGGTCAAGCATCGCTTCGCCAAGGCCATTGGCACGCGCGTCAGCAACATCCTGGGCGTTAGCGTTGAGGATGATTTCGCTTTGTGCTTCCAGTTCATCGGCGATTTTTTCCAGCACGCGATTTTTTTCGCGGCTGGAGAGTTGCGCTAATTTATACGAGGCTTGCTTCGCGGCAATGCCCATTTGTTCCAGCAT